CAGACGCCAGATCATTATCACTGGCCGGTCCATATCGATTGTTAAAGCCAAGCAACAGCGCGCCGGCATCCGAAGTAGCAACAGCAACGGTGACAGATAGCGCCAGAAAATCAAAATCATTGGCAATGTCAAGTTCCTCTGATCGACAGTTAATAATCGCCTGACTGTCTGACTGATCAGTTCCGGCTTGCGTCAGCTGTGTTATTGCTTTACCTGTGATATCTTTTACACCTGTCCCCGATGCATCGGTTGCCTGTACCAGTTTCGCGTCAAGCGTGGCATTTAGTCCAAGGGTGCCGGCGCTTATAATTGCCATGGCTGACTCAAAATTTGCCATGCTCATATAGTCACTAACAACGGTGCTCGCAACAGTAACATCAGGATCGATAGTACCTGTAATTGCTGCGACTTCGCTAGGTAGTTTATTTGTGTTCATTGTTTTGTCTCTCTCTAAATAAGTTTAAATACCGGGCCTTTCGGCCCGATCAATTAAGCGCGTGCAGCCAGGGTCACAAATGGCGACAATGTATTAGTGCCGTTCAATGGTGATATAGGAGCGGTCAAATAAGGCTGGCCCGCTAATCGTAGAATGAAACGGAACGCCATAACATCATAATCAAACCAAAGATGCATAGACACATCAGCACGCATTCCCATTGTTTTCTTAATGGTCTGGTATTGCTTCAGATCGACAAGCATAATATCGCCAGCATCGCCTAATGTCTGACATGCCTGTGTAGGCATAACAGGCCGGCCTTTCAATCGACCGTAAGGAGAATCAGCAACGCCGCCAGGTGGAAAATAAGCCGGAACACTTGAGCTAGTACCCTCGAAACTCATAGTATCAAGCTGTGGCTCAATGTCCTGATTCATCAACCAGATTGCATTTCTGCGAGATGGTCCATACATACGAGACCACATTTTAATAATGTTATTGAATACAATGGTGTCGGCTGTTTGTGCAGCTTCTTTCGCAACGGTAATAAGTGCGCCGCTGTTCATGATGCCCATCGGCTGACCACTTCCAGTACCATTCAAAATAGCGTTTGTAATTTTAAACGACATTTTACTAGGAACCTTCCGGCGTAAATAGCTATCAATAGCGCTCGCATCATTTAACAGTTCTTCAGTAACAGGAACTAATGAAGTCAGCTTATTAAGGCGTATTGTATTTTCTTTCAGTGATGGCTTGCTTTGGTCGAGTTGTTGTCCTTCGCCCTCCCAATTACACTGAATGCCGCCGCTTTCCTGCCATGGCGTGGTCTCATCTTTCGGAAACGTCATACTGTTCGTTGATGTGGTCATTTGATCGGTCATGCCGAGAATGTCCTCCTCATCTTCAACCAGTTGCATGATTTCATTTCTGAATTCAGGAGGGATCGCAAAGCCACCATCAGCGCCCGAGCTTTCATTACCATATGTTGTCGGCGCATTCATTAATCGCGGATCAACGATAGCGTTTGTTTTTGCACTACCTGCAACGACTGCCTTAGCAAAATCGCCAAAATCATTAAACCCGCCTTTATTTGCTGCTACCGGGTCGCGTGCCTGGCGGTAATTTCGCGCTGGTTCACTTTGAGCTGATGCTTGCTGCCCTGTTGCCGCTGCAGCTGGCTGTGTAGGCGCTGTTTGTCGGCCTGGCGTTGCTTCAAGCTTCGCCTGGTGTGCCTGCATTTTCTCGCGGCGGTCAACATCTTTTTCAATTGTGCTGAACTCATTAAAAAGCTCGTCAATTTTTTCTGTTTCGCCTGTTGTCAACTCGCGGTCTTCGCCATCTGCATTATTTTGAATGTCCTGAGTATGGTTGTTAATTTCGACCATCCTGGCCTTAAGCGTTTCGATAACGTTAGCATCAGCGCGAACGATTGCACCAAGCGACGCAAGCGCTGCAATCCATACTGTTTGAATTAATGATTTCTTCATTACTATCTACCTGTGTGTTATGTTTTTGGTTTTAGTCGCTGGCAACTATTTGCTATTAAACGCATTAACTTTTGCGTTCATTTTGCTCGCCTTAACGCTGGCATCAGACAGAGCTCTGTTTGTTAAGTTATGTTGTACCATATTCTTTGGGTTAAGCAAAGACTCCGGTGCATGTTTAAATTTCGATACGTCGACATGTGCGGCTATTTTCATTTCGGATGTTACTGAGTGAATTAAACCATACTCCATGGCTTCGCTTGAGTTCATCCATGTTTCGGCATCCATTAGCCTTTCGATTGTTCCTTGGTCAATAGTCGCCTGTTGTGCATAAGTCGAAACTAACTGCCCGCGAACCTTGTCCAGTAAATCGGCCTGCTCGCGCAATGATTCTGAATCGCCGGCGAATACGCCCCATGGGTTATGAATCATCATNGTGGCATTTTCAGCCATGTTTATTTGATCGCCAGCCATAGCGATAATTGACGCAATACTGGCAGCAATGCCATCAATGTTAACAANGATTCGCGCGCCGTTTTTGCGTAGCGTGTTATAAATTGCAATGCCTTCAAATACCGAACCGCCAGCGCTGTTAATGCGTACATCGATTTCGGTCATAGGGCCAATATCGCGAAGTTCCTCAGCAAAGCGCTTTGCTGAAATACCACCAAGCCAGCCCTCGCCGATATCTTCATAGATTAGAACCTCAGCTTTTTTTCCCTTAGCTTTTATTCTAAAACCATCTAACGGCGCGGGCGTATAGCCTGCAGGCTTAATACTCAACGTCTTATTTTTCATTCTTTGCATTCCTGTAATAATAAATCTACTAAATCCTGTCTAACGTGAATAACGTCCTGACCAACATCAAACGCCGATAGAATAAACGCGGCCTGATACTCAACCTGATTATCAATAAATTGATCCAGGTCAAGTTTTAAGCTGAAAGCCTTTATTATTGGATCTAGCTGTTTGTTCATGTAGGCTTTTTGATCGAGTTTAAAACTATCCAGATAATTTATTAGCCCTGGTCTATCGTCGGCGTGATTTTTTAGCGCCTCCGTAGCTCTATACCCTGCTCGGGCAGAAATGCGCGACATAACTTCATCAAGAAGGATTCGCGCGGCCGGCATTTGCTTTCCGTCTGGATCTTCTTCGCCTTCTTCTTCATTCGCTTTATTTGGTATCGGGTTTTTAGTTTCATCAGGTTGCTGTACTTCCTCGCCAACTTTTTCAAGAGTGGTTAAATTCATTTGTACAAGGTATTTATCGCCGCTCGGTCCGATTCCGTTTTCATCTTCTTTCTCTCGAACTTCATTAGCGTTCATAGCACCTATGGAAGTCATTCCTTGGTAATAAGCTACGCGACTCGAAGTATCACCACGCATAAGCGCATTTACATTTATTTTTGTAAACGTGCGCCCTTGAGAGGCTGGCGAGATCAATTTAATGTTTGCTTCCATCTCAAAACGGCGAATCCAAGGCATAAGCGCATCAGTTACAAACTCAATATTCTGTTGTTCAATATTATTGAAACTGCTTTTATCCATTTCATGCAATTTGTGCAGTGGGATACCATACCATCTTGCAATCTCAGCAACGCCGAATTTCCTTGTCTCTAAAAATTGCGCGTCGTCTGGTGGCACCGTTGTTGTCGTCCAAGTCATTCCTTCCTCTAAAATAAGAGGCGACCCCGAGTTATTGCCTGTCGTTGCTTCCTTTAGAGATTCTTTAATATGTTTTATTGCAGGCTCGCTCAATTGAGCAGGATGCTGTAGTACACCGCCAGTATGAGCGCCGTTTGCGAAAAAATTTGATCCGAATTTTTCAGTCGCCAGGCCAAGACCAATAGTTTTAGCTGCATATGCAATAACGCTATAACCGACAAGGCCATCAAATCCAAGTCCTTTAAGGTGGAACATTTTATCAGGGGTTAAATAAGTGTTTGCCGCTGTGCCGTTTGATATTTCATAGACAAGCTTGCCGGCTAGGTCTCTGTCTGGATTCACGCGAGAAGGTTCAATCTGATACATTGCCGCCGGTCTGTTTGACGCGTCATGCTCTATTTCAGCGTAACCGTTTCCCCATGATAGCGCCCACGCCGCCATTGTTTCACGAAACGCCAGGGCGTCGGTNTCATCGTTTGCCTTTAATGATAATATTCTTGAGGCCGGGTGCGTCCATAGCGTTTGTGTCTGTCGCTTTGAATCTCTCTGATTTACCGTCCATGGTAATATCGCTATTTGCTGACTGATCAAGCTTATCGCTCGCCAGACTGCGGAGTATGTTAAAGCCGTGTCGTGGGTAACAATGACGCCAGCCTGTTTGCGTGGAAAATAACCGGTCGAACTTCCGCCGCTTCCCCATTTGGTTACGCGGTCATAGATAACTCTTTGTATTAAATTCATTGTTTATTTATCACAGTGATAACAGCCCGCGCGTTTCATAGACAGATTCTGATTGAACTTCTCCTTTTATAGCACGCCCTATGGCCATGATCAATGCAACTGGACCATCAATTTTGTTTTCTCTCCTATCTCCGGCCTTTCTCGGATATATATTGTCTTTCAAATCTGTATGGCAAACAACGTTGCTAATCATCCACGCCATGGCTTCATCTCCGTTATGGTGAAACTGCCCAGATAACACCATTCCCTCAAGCTCTTTCATCGGCTCTGAGAAATTAAGGGCCGATGGGCGCATTTCAACCATAGGTAAACCATCTGCAATCATGTTCGTNNNCATTTGCGTAGCTTGAAACGGGTCNTAGGGTATTTCTACCTGTTGAAATATTTTACTATCGTCTTTCAGGTCATCCTCTATATAAGAGTAATCAATCACGTTACCTGGTGTTGATGTAATTAACCCGGTATTCATCCAGCCCTCATATTGATCATTTGGCGCGGCGTATAAAGTATCCTCCGGCAAGTAATAACGGCCGAACATGTAATAATGATCTTTATCATCAATAATCCTTCTGAATACTTTTACATTGGCCGCTATATCTGTTTTGCTGGACAAATCTATTCCTGTCCAGCAATCTTCCCCGGCAAAATCGGCAACATCGAGATATTCATCTTTGCAGGCATCCCATGCCTGCATATTCATCCACTCAACATCTGCGCTCACCCAGACGTCAAGATGTTTAGTTTTAAAATTGTTTGCAGCGCCAGGCATGGNTATTGCCTTATTGCATTTTCGCTGCAGGTCTTCAAGCGATACTGATACACCTAGATTTGGATTCGCTTTTCCCCATATCNCCTGATCTGTCCAATCGTCATCGTCATCGATTGTATAAATNACGCCGAANAAGGTTTCNTCAAAAGNTACCCGCTTTAATATTTTTACTANGTAGTCNCGAAGCTCATAGCATATTCCGGCCCGGTTACTTCCTGCAGTTGTGATGTTAAATATTATCGGCTGTTCCCTGGACCCTGTGCTTGTCTCCATAACGTCGTACACCTCGCGCGTGCGGTGACTGTGTACCTCGTCAATAATTGCTGCGTGAGTATTTAGACCGTCAAGCGTTTTATGGTCCGATGATAGGTATCGAAACGTCGAAGCGCTGCTTTCAACGGCTATCGCGTTTGCGTGGGTAGTTACGCCAAACCTTGCTTTAAGGCCTGGCGACTTTTCGGCCATCTGTTTTGCAATTGACCAACTAATTTTTGCCTGTTCTGCGCTTGTTGCTGCGCTGTACACTTCGGCCCCTGCTTCATCGTCTGCAACTTCAAGATATAAGCCGATGCACGCGGCGAACGTGGTTTTAGCGTTTTTGCGAGCCAGTTCATAATATACTGTTTTGAACCGCCTGAGACCTGTATTCTTATTAATCCATCCGAACGTTGAAACGGCCGCGAATACCTGGAAGTCCTCAAGTTTAATATTCTGCTTTTCTCGCGCCCATTTTCCTTTTACGTGAGGCATAAGCTCTACGAATTTGCATACTCGTTCGCCAGGCTTGTATTTAATGTCGTGACTATCAACCATATCCGGGTTGAATATATATGGAAAATTATCAGTGCCCTGGTTAATCAGGTCGAGCACATGCCGGCACGCTGCAAGCTTTAAATAATAGCCTGCAACGATACTGCCATCTATAACGCCGTCGACATAACGGTTCGCCCTTTCCTCATAAGTTACAGGTCGCTCCACGGATCGGCCTCTTTTGCTTTACCGCCAACGGCCGCCACTTTCGTTCTGCTTGCTGGCGTCATGCCGAATTCGCATAATAATCTTCGCATTTGATCCGCTGCTTGAACGCTCACCCTAAAGTAAGGATTAAGCGACGGAAATCCTTTTTCATTATAAGTTATCATGTCGCCGCGCATTTTCTCCGTTGCATCAACCCATACGGCGTATGCTTCACAGTATATCGCCAGTGCATCAGAATCAATCCGGGTCATAATTTTTGAATCGTATAGCTGTTTAACAATTACTCCCCAGTGCTTTTTTGCAACTGGCGAAAGCGTTACAGGTGCCCGCGGTTTCTCTGCTTTTATTATTGGCTCATCTTTGGGCAAGGCGCGTTTGCCTGGGTTTCCCCTAATAACGTTTAGCGCTGTCGGTATTTTTTTTCGTCCTGCCATAGCTTACCCCTTGGTCATTTGCGCTCACATGCGCGTAATAAAAACTAATTAAAATCATATACTTATAAGCATCATTAGTATATTAGAATATTCCTGTTTCACTAGATGCTCATTTTGCGGTCATGAAAAATCCACAGATCGGAA